AACGACTCCTACGACAGCGCGCCGCCGCCGGTTCCGGTTGCGTACGCTAACGAAGGCAGGCGGAAGATCGGGGTCGGGCTGATTCTCGCGATCGAGGAAGCCAGCCCCGGAGCCTACGCGCGCATGCAGCTTGAGATGGTTAAAAAAGATAGTTGACGCGCGTTCGTTATACCGCGTATAATTGGGTTAAGATCGACTTTAACGCTCACACGAGTACGTAATGGCTGACGAAAACACAAATGCCGCGGGCGCAGAGACCACTTCGGTCCTCACTGACGGCGTTGACAAGACTGCTCCGGCTGCTGGTAACGAACCGGCGGCGGGCGCGAAAGACCCGGTGGCTGCGGCGAAGGATACCGCGGCGGCTGGTAGTGACCCTGCCAAGAAGCCCGAGGACGGCGATCCCGACAAAGGCAAAACGGCTGGTGCTCCTGAAAAGTACGAAGACTTCAAGCTGCCGGAAGGCTTCACGGTCGATCCGAAAGAGCTGGAGGAAGTTCAGGGCCTTTTCAAAGAGGCGGGCCTGGATCAGTCCACCGCTCAGAAGATGATCGACAAGTGGACCGGAAAGCAGACTGCCGCCGCAGAAGCCAACGCGAAAGCGTGGAATGACATGCGGGGCGATTGGGTCAAGACGGCGAAATCCGACAAGGAGTTCGGCGGACAGAATTTCGACGCCAACGTTGGCGTCGCGAAGAACGCGCTGAAAGCCTTCGGGACCCCGGAACTGAACGAAGCTTTAACGCTGACCGGCGTTGGCGATCACCCGGAGTTCATCCGGTTCGTCTATCGCGTCGGCAAGGCAATCGGAGAGGACAAGCTGACTTTCGGCGGCGCCAAGGGCACGCCCAAAGCTCCAGAAGACATCCTCTACGGCGAACAGAAGTAGGAGCACTAAATCATGGCCACTCTCGGCAGCACCTACGTCGATCTTATCGACGTGATGAAGCAGACGGACCCCGAAGATAAGATCGCGGTCATCATCGAGCTTCTGAAACAGTTCAACCCCGTGCTGGACGACGCCGTTGCGATGGAATGCAACAAGGGCGGCGAGCACCTTCACAGCATCCGTACCGGCCTTCCGACCGTTTCGTGGGGTGCGCTCTACAAGGGCATCACTCAGAGCAAGTCCACGGTCCAGCAGGTGACGGACACGACCGGCTTCATCGAAGCGCTGTCCACGATCGACCAGCGGTTGCTCAATCTGGCGGGTAGCAAGCGCGGCGCCGTCCGCCTGAACGAGGCCATGAGCTTCATGGAATCGATGAATCAGGAAGCGGCGACCGGAGTGTTCTACCACGACACCGCGACCACGCCCGAGAAGTTCAAGGGCCTGTCGGCGCGCTACAACGTGCTCGGCGGCTCCGGCGCGGGCAATCAGGTGATCGACGCCGGCAGCGCTACGCCGTCTGCAAACACGAGCGTCTGGTTTGTGACCTGGGGCGACCGCTTCACGCATCTCCTGTACCCGAAGGGTACACAGGCGGGCCTCCAGCGCGAGGACATGGGCCGGCAGCGCGTTCTCGATGACGCGGGCAACCCGTACTTCGTGGAGGAAGAGAAGTTCACGTGGCATCTCGGCATGGCCGTGAAGGACTGGCGCTACAACGCTCGCGTCGCCAACATCGACGTGGCCGCGATGATCGCCGATCCGTCCGACATCGACGGCAGCGGGAACGATCTCTATCACTTCCTGCGCAAGGCTTACTACAAGCTCCAGTCGCGCATGCGGCGTGGCGGTGCGGCCGGTGGCCGGCAGGCTATCTACTGCAACCGGGACGTTCTCGAAGCGCTCGATGCGCTCGGCACCAACAGCGGTTCCGCCGACAACTTCGTGCGGCTCAAGCCGGCCGAGATCGAGGGCCGTGAGGTCCTGACCTACCGCGGCATCCCAATCCGCGAGACCGACGCCCTTCTCAACACCGAGGAACTGGTGGCCTAAGCGCCACCTTTTCCCTGGCAGGAGTTACGAACATGATCTTTTCTGAACAGCTCAAGTTCTCGGAAAACCAGGACTTGTCTCAGGTGGTCGGGACTTATCCGTCTACCAACGTCATCGACACGGGCGCTCCGGGTACGGTCTTCGGCCATGCGGCGGCGCTCAAGCGTAACGTCGGTCCCGGCACTAACGTACCGATTCTGATTCAGGTGACGGAAGATTTCGACTCGGCGACCGATACCGAAACGGTGACGTTCCAGATCGAGACTGCCGACGAGGAAGCGTTCGACACCACGGAAGTCGTGATCGCTCAGTCTCGGGCGTACACTCACGCGGAGCTTGTGGCCGGTCTTCAGTTCGGCGTCGCCATCTTGCCGAATGACTGCAAGCGCTACCTGCGCGTCAACTACGTGATCGCGGGCGAGACGACCACGGCCGGCACGGCTACCGCCGGTATCGTCGCGGGCGTCCAGACGAACCCGAACCAGTAACCTAGTTTCCTCCCCCTGTAGGCCGGCGCCAGGCTTTCCCTCCTTTCACTGAGCGCCGGCCGCGGGAGGACCTACAGAGAACAGACATGACCGAAGTCGTCGCGACGCAGAAGGGCTATTACAAGCTGGAGGTTCGTTACCCCGGCTCGAAATTCAAGCTCAGCGATCCGAAGCATTTCTCGAAGACGTGGATGCAGCCTGTCGGCTGGGACCCGAGCGCGAAAGAGAAGCCCGTCGTGGCCATCCCGAAGCGCCCGGAGCCAGCTCCCGAAGTCACTGAGGCGTCGCCGACCGAGCCGGAGAGTGACGTAGAGCCCGTGACTGCGCTCCCGATCCGTGGAGCGCGCCGTCGTGCGCTGCGCGCCGAGCAGGCCGAGTAAAACCCGTGGCCGACGAGAAGGACAAAAAGAAGAAAAGCGCTCGCGAGCGCCTGATGGAGTTCTTCATGAGCGGCCCTACGACAAAAGGCATCGTTGACGCGAACAAGGGCATGCAAGACGCAATTCTCACCAGCGAAGAGCGGAAAAAGCGCAGGAAGAAATAGGCCATGCCTGACGATCTGGTCAGCCTGAAAGAAACACCACGGGACATCGGCGGCGGCTGCTGCGTCGGGCCTTCGGAAGACTATTACCCGTCCGTCTACCTGAGCGATTCTGTCGTGGAAGACCTTGGGCTGGAGGACGCCAAAGTTGGCGAAGATATGTATCTGACCGCCAACATCCGAATCTCTCACAAGTCTGTTTCCGACAGCCGCGGCGAGAAGCGCCTTTCCGTAACGCTGGAGCTGCGCGAGGGGAAGGTCTCTCCCGCTCCCTCTGACGCGAAGGACCCTGGCAGCATCCTGTACGGGGAGTAGCCCCGATGGATGAAGTCACGATCTCCAACATGGCGCTGTCGAACTGCGGCAGCAGCGACGTCATAGAGAACCTGAACGAAAAGAGCACTGCCGCTGAGCAGTGCCTGCTCTGGTACGATTTCGCCCGCAGGCAGGCTCTCGAAGCCCACAACTGGAGCTTCGCCCGCAAGCGGGCCACGCTCGCCCTTCACTCCGACGACGCGCCCGTAGGCTGGCTCTACCGCTACGCCGTGCCGGCCGACTATATCAAGGCCCGCCTAATCGAGAACCCCGGCGGGTTCGATCTGGACGCCATCCCGTTCGACGCGGAATCGGCGCTGACCGTCAACGAGCAGACGATCCTGACCGACCAGCCGGAAGCGATCTTGGTCTACACCTTCGATCAGGCCGCGGTCGTCCGCTTCTCCCCGCTTTTCGTCGTCACCCTGTCCTACCTCCTGGCCCACTACATCGCGTATCCCGTGACCGGCAACAAGAGCACGAAGCAGCAGATGCTCGAAGCGTATTCGGGCCTGCTCCGCTCGGCCGCCGGCAGCAACGCGCAAGAGGGCGTCGCGCGCCAGCCGCGGGACGGCGAGGGCATCCGGGCGAGGCTCTGACATGGCCATCCTGATTGAACCGGATTTCAGCGGCGGCGAATACTCTCCGGCGATGTACGGCCGCGTAGATACGGCCGAGTACCGCAAGGGCCTTAAGACCGCCCGCAACCTCATCATCCATCCCTACGGCGGCGCCAGCAATCGGCCTGGCGCGATGTTCTGTGGCCCGGTGAAGGACCACAATAACCACGTTCGACTCATTCCGTTCCGCTTTCGCACTGAGGACGTGTACGTGCTGGAGTTCGGCCACATGTACATGCGCGTTCTGCGCAACGGGTATCACGTGGTCGAAGACCCGGCGCTGGACATTGAGGACATCACGCAGGCCGATCCGGCAGTCTTCACGGTTACAGCTCACGGCTTTTCAGACGGCGATGAAGTGTTCGTTGCCGGGATCGACGGCCCGACCGAGCTGAACGGCGGTCGGTACGTTATCGATGACGCCACGACCGATACGTTCACGCTGGGGCATCAGGTGACGGGCGACGACATAAGCAGCGCAGACATGGATGCGTATGTCAGCGGCGGCAAGGTGGCGAAGATTTTTGAGATCGTGACGCCGTACGACGCCGCGGACCTGTTCGAGATCAAGTTCACACAGTCGGCGGATGTCATCACGCTCGCGCACCGCGACTACGACGTGAAAGATTTGCAGCGCCTCGGTCACACCAACTGGCAACTTGTCGATCCCGATTTCGAGCCGACAATCGGTACGCCCGCGAACATGACGGTCACTCCGCAGGGAGCGAATAACGGCGTCAGCTACTCTTACCGTGTGACGGCGATTGAGGACGGGACCTTTCTAGAAGGGACGTTCGCCGAGGCCAGCACGGCTGTTGGCGCCACTACGCTCACTTCTACCGATTCTAACCTCGTGGATTGGGACGCCGTAGCGAACTCTTTCCGGTACAACGTCTACAAGCTGGAGAACGGCTTGTGGGGCTTCATGGGTACGACCGAGGGGATTGCGTTCACTGATGACGGCTCCGTGGCCCCAAATTTCAATACCACGCCGCCGCTGGTCAACAATCCGTTCGACGGCGCCAACAACCAGCCGGGCGCGGTCGGGTTCTTCGAGCAGCGGAAGATATACGGCAACACCAACAACCAGCCGGATACCTATTTTTGCTCTCGCATCGGCGACTTCAACAATTTCAGCTACTCCTTCCCTGGCCAGGCTGACGACGCGATCGAGGCGACGCTGAACCAGCAGCAAGTCAACGAGATTCGGCACATCCTCGCGCTCAACGACATGCTGATATTCACCAGCGGCGCGGAGTGGCGCGTCAGCGCGGGCTCGGATGCCGGGTTCTCGGCCGACACGCTGCGCCAGAAACCACAGTCCACGTGGGGCAGCTCGCATCTGGCCCCGATCGTCATCGGGAACAAGATTCTGTTCGTTCAGGAGCTGAGCGCGAGCGTGCGCAGCTTCGGCTACTCGTTCACGGACGACGGCTGGGCTGGCGCTGACCTGACGCTGCTTTCCCGGCATCTGTTTATCGAGCGCCAAATTCGGGACTGGTCCTACGGGGCCATTCCGAACCGCCTGCTGTGCGCCGTGCGGGACGACGGGCTGGTGCTGCCGCTGACGTTCGCGCCCGATCAGAAGGTGATCGCCTGGGGCCATTGGGATACGAAGGGTACGTTCGAGTCCACGACATCGATCCCGAATGTTGGCGCTTTCGAGGACATCACGTATTTCGTCGTCCGCCGCCGCATCAACGGGGAGCTAGTCCGGTAC